TTCTAACATTAGAATGCTTTTTCAATTTTTAATATTGGTTTATCTATATTTGGTGAATTTATATTATTGCATGAAAAAAGCAATAACATAATAACTAAGTATTTCACTACCCGTTTTCTTGCTCTTTTGGTTGTGGTTTGTTAGCCATAGTTCGTGCAACTGATTCCGCACTGCGGCCTACGACATACCCCCCAAGGCCAATTTGAAGAAGTGTCCAAACATCACCTGGTAATTGAATTGTTATAGAAGCTTTAAAAAAGAATAAGATTACAGGTCCTAATACATAATTCCATACTAATATAAAAATTAATACGTACATTAAAAGGGGCCTCCAGCTCGATGCGAACCAGCCCGCTTTGGCCTCTGCCTCAATAATTTTTGCTGCAGCAGTTAACTCTTGAGTATGCGACTGCATTAATTGAGTTTGTAAATCAGCTTTTAACTTTGCTTGTAAGTCTTTATCAGGTACAGATTTTTCAATTGTACTAAATAATATTTTAGCTAGTGGTGCAATTGCATTTAACATAGACACTATATTACAACTTTTTTAATGATTTATCTACTGGTGGAATTTGTGGCATAGGACCTTTTAATGGAGGTGGTCCAAATCGCTTACCTAGCTTTGGTTCTTTTTCTTTCTTAATCATCTTTTGTTTTGTTTCTCTCTAGCTAATTGAATTTTTTCTTTAGCGATATTTAATCTATCATAAGATTGTTTATCTTTAATTTCCAGTTCCTGTTGCTTCATTAAAGTATCAACTTTAAATTGAGAAGCGTTTAAAGCATTGTCTGTAGAAATATTAGTTTGTTTAATTTGTAAGTCCATTGCTCTAAGATCTAACTCTCTTTGTTTCAATGCAACTAATGGATCTATTTGTTGTTCACCCGAAGCTTCTGCTTGTTGTAGTTGTGCAGTAAGTTCTACAGTACGTTGAGCAATTGCTCCATTCATTTTAATTGTAAACATTTCTGGATTCTCTTGTGCTAACATTTGATCTTCTGGATTCATTGCCATTGCTTCAACAACTTCTTGTGAAGCTTTTTGTGAAATGTGTTCTGAAATATGTCCTTGTAGTAATGCATATACCGCAGGATTAATTTGTACCATTCTTGTTTTAATAAATAATGAGTGAGCTGTTATATGTGCATCATGATCTTGTTCTGGAAAAGCAGTTGGCATTTTCATTTGTAATGCTTCCATGTTTTCAATAGCAGGATCTTTTGGAATCTTTAAAACTTCTGGTTTTAATAACTCTTCAATGTTCTGAGTTCCTAATGCTTGATACACTCTTCTGTAAGCTTCTTTAATATCATGTAGTTCTGGAGCAGACATTGCAATCTTTAATGTTTCATTAGCAAGAGTTACTCTTTGTGATAATGAAGATATGTTTGGATCTGCAACTGGTATTACATCTACTCTGTCATCAAAGTCTGTAAGTTTTACAAAACGATCTCCACCATAAACTGCATATGGATATACAGGAGGTAAGTACGTTGCAAATATTTTATGTAACAATCTAAATTCAGTTCTCATAGAATAATAACAACGCTTATGTATAGCTGACATTACTCTTGATCCTCTTTCTAATAATGCAATAGTAGTTCCAACAGCAGCTTGTTGATTACCATCTCCAACTTGAATATCTGCGATTGCTGCAAAACGTTGTCCTGCTTCAACACAGAAACCCATTAATTGAAATAGAGTTGGGCTAGGTTCTTTAAATGGAAGTAATTGGAATTGATCTTTAATGTTTCCGCCTGGTGCATCTACATCTCTAAACTCACCTGGTTGGAATGGTTGATCGTCATCTCTAATTCTTAAACCTCTAGCTTTAAATCCAGCTGGCAAATTTGCTAATGTTCCAGCATCTAATAATTGTCTTAGAGCTTGAGTTGCTGATCTAGATAATCCACCAATCATGTGAATTAAACCAAACCCATAGAATCCTAAACCTGGTAAAAATTTAAAGTGTACAAAGTAATCTTTTCTAATCTTTAATGGATCTTTCTCATCATAGTTCCTATAGATAGATAATATTTTTTGTGACCCTTCATCTAAAGTTACAATATATGGAATCTTAATATTTTTATCTTTATCATTAGAAGTCTTTTCAAATTCTTCTAAATCTAAATCTACATGCATCTCCAATATATTAAATTGGAAATCTATATTATTACCTGGAGATTGAGTACCTTCTAATTGATTATACTTCTTTTGAATATCACTCTCATTAGGATTTGTTTCTTGTAATTCTATATCTCTATAAAAACCAGCTTCTTGTTTTTTAAGAATATCATTCTCTGACATTTTAACAATGTGGGTAATTCTTTCACAATCTTTTAAATCTGTTGCATAATAAGGAACTACTAAATCTTCTGCAGGTACAAATTTAGATACTGCACGCCCCATCATTTCATCATAGTAAATCTTTTTAAATGCAGATCCTGCAAGTGGTAAATAAAATAATAACTGATCAAACTCTGGAGTATATTCTTCCATCTTCTCCATTAACATATAGTTCATAAAATCTTCTACACGTTGTGCTTGATTCTCAACTTCTTGATCATCTGCTCCAATGACTTGTGTTCTTACAGGTCCTGAAGATGGTAATAATTCTTTATAAGCTTGTGCTTGAAATTGTGTAACTGCTTCTGCAAGTAATGGATGAGTTACGCCTGATGCTCCTTGGAAAGGTCTTGTTTGATCTTTGTATCTAAATCCTAATAAATCTAAACCACTTACATAACCTTGTTCCCAATCTTGTCTAGATTCTTTATCTCGTTTGTAATCACTTAGTAATGTATAAGAAATTTTTCCTAACATTCTATCATCCATGTCTTCTGCAAGGTTACGATAGAAATCTTCTTTAGGTTCCTCCATTACAGGAACTTCTTGCCCTTCAACTTGAATATCTACAGGTTCTGCTGGAACAGACATATCCGTTTGTACAACGGAAGGATCTATTTCTCCTATGGGGTTATTATCTTCAATTGCCATACAAATCTTTTATATTAAATTACACTAATGTAAAGTTAATACATCTTGGTTTTTTTACGTCTATCATTCATTACTTTGCCACAACCTTTAGCAATAAATTTACCTTTAGCAGCACCCATATAATTCAAATGGGGTTGATCCATTAGTCCACCTTCTTGTTGATGTTCAACTGGATTATATTCTCTAGTTGAGTCTTCTCTAAATAATGAATTTAAATATTCATAATCAGATTCTTCTTTTCTGACTTTTTTATAATTCTCTTCTAATTTTTTTTCAGACTCAAGAAATTTTTTTTGTCTTTCTCTTTCTGCTTTATAATATTTATCGCCAGCCATGATTATAATAGTTTAGCTTTTCTAACTCCTTTAATCGCTGCTCCTGAACCACGGACCATGCCGCCATGTGCCATCTTCTTTTTAGACATACCAGCTTCTGATAATGCAATAGCAATTGCTTGTTTAGGATTTTTTACAACAGGTCCTTTTTTACCTGAATGTAATTTGCCTGCTTTAAATTCTCTCATGACTTTGCCAACTTTCTTTTGACCTTTAGTCATTCCACCTTTAGCTTTTTCTAAATATTCTTTTCCTGGTTCTAAAGTTTCATCCTCTAAACCTTCTGGTTCAAAGTAAGGCATTGGTTTAGCTTTAGGTGTATACTCCATTCCTTCTGGTTCAATATATGGCATTCGTTCAGCTTTGTAATCTTTTTCCATTCCTTCTGGTTCGAAGTAAGGCATTGGTTTAGCTTTGGGTTTATATTTATCTTTTGGCATAATTATCTCCTAGTAATATTTATATTCTTTTGGCGGACGCTCTTCTTCCACATAATCCATATATGTACTGACAAAGCTACCTTGTCGGTATCTTAACACGGCTTGAGTAGTACTGTCCACATAATCGTCATACTGGCCATGAGGAAACGCAGCACACTCCTCAATAACATCCATGGCGAATTTCTCACCATCTGGGTAGTAAACATTCCCCGCTTCAAATACAGGAGCACATGAATTTATCCTAGTAAACTTGTCATTTCCTTTATTAGGACTAAAGTCTACGGCAGGTATACCCGCTCTTCTAAACTCCTGTAGTAAAGGTTGTCCTGAGGCTTTGGCTTCAATAAGAACCGTTTCTGGTTCCCAGTATCTATACTGTTCAAATGCTATATTCTTTAATTCTGGAAAATCAAATTTACCTTTAATGGCATCTAACAATATCATTGCATATGGCTGATCTTCCTTAGGTTGAAATATACCCCACGTAGTAATAGCAGAATAATCGGCAGTTTCTTTTTTACTAAACGCCGTATCATAACTTTGAATAACATGTTGTAAATTTGGTATGTCATCAAACTTCCAAGGCTTCCACCATTCTCGTTTTATAATGGCACCCTCTTCAGATGTAGGATTTTGCATGTATTGAGCAGACCAGTTCCTAATACTTAATGAAGCTTTTACTTTTTCTAATTCTTCTAGGTTCCAATACTCTGGCCAAACAGGGACTCCTGAATCTAAAATTGCTGGAAATGAAATTAATTTCCACTTGTCTGCTTTAGGTTCTGCTTGAGCCTTGATCAGTCTACCAGTAAGGTCATCTTCAGCCCACCTAGTCATAACTAATAAGATGGAACCACCTGGTTGTAATCGTTGTCTGGGTCCTGATAA